AGATTAGGGAAACACTTTCACGTATAGGTGTTGCATCAAGAAAAGAACAAGAACTATTTCAATCATGTCATATCCTTCACAAACGTGGAAAGTATTACATTACACACTTCAAAGAACTATTCAAGTTAGATGGTAAACCAAACTCCATAGATGAGTCCGATATAGGTAGAAGAAACACTATAGTTAAACTATTATCACAATGGAAACTTCTTACTGTAGTAGATGAGACCAAAATATCCGACCCTCAAGCCCCATTATCCCAAATTAAAATCATTCCTTTTAAGGAAAAAAGTCAGTGGAAATTGACAACTAAATACAGTATTGGGTCTAATAATTCATAAATACTACTGTTAATAACTAACAGGAGATACTTATGTGGGACTTTATTAGTAGTATTTGGGCATTTATGTCTGCTATACCAGCAATCATTTCAATATGTTCAGTAATCGTTATGATGACCGACACACCTAAAGACGATGCTCTTTGGGCCAAGTGTTATAAATACATAGAAGTCTTTGCACTAGCAATAGGAAAAGCAAAAGACAAAAATCCATTATTGGATAAATAAATAGGAGTATATCATGGAAGCATATGTTGTTATAGGTATAATCGTTGCAATTGTTATTGTTAAGTTCGTTATGGACGGCAATAAAAAAACATCGGTTAAATCTAAATCCGTACCTTCTAAGCCAGTACAGAAGAAACCTACTACTGCACAACTCAAGAAATTGACGAAAAATCAATTACTTGATATTGCAGATAAAAATAACATTACAGGTGTTACAAAAAGTGGTGCTAAAGCTGTAGTTGTCTCTCAAATAAGAGATAATTGGTCTGAGGGTGATGAGTTTGAAGAGGAGTAATCCACTCTAACGTTCTTAAGGGGTCGTAAGACCCCTTTTTTTTGTCTAAGAGAAGTCAAAAAGTATAAATAATGGTATGGATATATTTGTATTGATAGGTGAAGTGGGTGCTCCGATTGCTGGAAGTCTAGTGATGGGGTTCTTCATATTCACTGTTATCAAACAAATTCTAGAAGGTGTAGTTGACGACATAAAAACTTTAACCATGTTCTGTAAGTCACTGGAAAATCGTGCAAGAACCATGTCTAATGAGATGATAAAGATAGACATGTTAGTGTCAAGTGCCTTAGAATTGAGACCCGACATAGAGAGAGTTGCACGTGCAGAGAACTTTGTGGAAGATGGGAAAGTAGATACGAGGAGAGATTAGTATGGAGACGGAAGTAGTTGAAGTAGTAGCAAATACAGACCCTACATTGGTATCCTTACTTAATGATTATGGATTTCCTATTGTAATGATGGTCGGACTTGGATATTTTATATACTATATTTGGTGGTTTGTGGGTGAGAAATTAGAACCCGAAATTGAAAAACAACACTTTGCACTTATCAGAGTGATTGACCAAGTAAGAATGTTAGACCAAGACCTAATACGTTTACAACAAAAAGTGGATGTAGTTCTTGAATATAAAGAGAACGAAAAAAAGAGAGAAAATAAGAAATGATTAGACCACTATTAATAATTAGTATTTGTTTTACACTTAGTGTAAGTGCAGATGAAATAGTACACAAATTTAAGAGTCCTTCTTTCAGTGGAATAGGACAGAGTTCTCATTATCTTACGATTGAGAACCAAGAGAAATCAAGACGTGATAAGATAGCACAAGACATAGAAGATAGAATTGCAAAAGCAGAAAGGGAAGCAGATAACACCACCCTTGCAAAATTTTTAAGGAACGTAGAGAGCAGAATTTATGCTCAGATAGCAAAACAGTTAGTAGAAAATATGTTCTCTAACGGAGAAGCTGCATCATATGGTGTTTTCTCAATAGAAGGGAATACAGTCACATACGAAAAGTTGGTTGGAGAAGATGGTGCAGAATTTATTAGACTAACAATTGTTGCAGAGGACGGAACGACAACAACTTTAGATATACCAGTTGGAACAGGAAGTTTCTAAATGAAAAACGTAGGATTAGTAGGACTAGTATTAGTCTTGCTCACCAGTGGGTGTGCAAGTATTCCTTCTATGCAAGACACTTGTGATTCTACAGTTATGCAACGTGTAGGTTCATGTATTGAAGAGGCAGAGGTTGTGAAGATACCAACCTATCAAGAACTTACAGACTTACCACCTGCTGAGACAATGCCGATTGTTGCAGTATATGGTTTCCTAGATAAGACAGGACAAAGGAAGAGAATGGACGGAGTTGCATCATTCTCAACTGCAGTCACCCAAGGTGCAGAAGCATTCTTAATTGATGCACTTAAAACTGCTGGAAAGGGTGAATGGTTTAGAGTAGTAGAAAGAACAAATTTAGATGCACTTGTAAGAGAGAGACAAATCATACGAAGTGCAAGAGAAGACTTTGCAAATCAAGAAGGTAATGAAGATTCCCCAAAAGGAATCCAACCTCTCTTATTTGCTGGTATCCTACTTGATGGTGGGATAGTTGGTTATGACACTAACATTGAAAGTGGTGGACGAGGTGCAAGAACACTTGGCATCGGTGCATCAAACTCCTATAGGAGAGATGTGGTGACTGTAAGTTTAAGAGGAATTTCAACACTTACAGGAGAGATTTTATTAAATGTCCAAACTAAGAAGACGATTCTTAGCACGGGTGGTGGTTATGATGTGTTCAAGTTTGTGGATATGGATACACAACTTGTTGAAGTAGAAGATGGTGTAGCACAAAATGAAGGAGTCACGAAAGCGACTCGTTCTGCAATTGAACTTGCTGTCTTAGAACTAATATACCAAGGACACGATAGAGGTTTTTGGGAAATAACAGGTGGACATCGTCACCCCCATGGAACTCATGGGAGAAACGAACTCCACGATATAGAGGAAAAAACAAATGAAGAATAAACTTCTTTTATTATGTTTATCATTAGGGTTAACTGGAATCGTATCTGCAGCTGCAGATGATAACGAGATTTTTATACAACAGTCAGGTGACAACTTAACTTTGAACATAACTCAAAAAGGTTATGCAAACAAACTTGGTGGAGATGATTTTTCAAGTTCATCGATTGATATGATTTTGACTGGTGCAACCAATAGTTTAACACTATTACAGGACGGAGACTCAAACAAATTATACGGCCCATTCATTGCAGATAATGCCACAGTAGATTTAACATTTACTGGTGATTCTAACTCTATGGATTGGAACGTAGGGTATGTTGGTAGTGCTGATTATTTAAATATGTTAGGAACAATAGATGGTTCATCAAACACATTCGATATTGATATCGGATATGATGCATCTGCAGAATATCTTAACTGGGACTTAGACTTAGATGGTTCATCAAACGTATTCACTACAAAAATAGATAGTGACAATGCAGTTTGGAACTGGACTGTTAATGGTTCATCAAATGATATCAACACTAATCAATCAGATGCATCTGATAACAAAATCACTGCAGTTCTAACTGGTTCAACAAACGACATCGACATCATTCAGAAGAGTGGTTCAGATGCTGGTTGTCCAAGTGGTTCATTGTGTAGTGGTATTATTGATGTGTCTTTCGTGACTTCTAATGCAGATATTGACATCGTTCAGAAAGACTCTAACGATTAATCTTTTACTTATTGGTTCACTTTCAGGTGAACCGATAGGTGAGATTATAGAACAATCGGGTTCAGCAGGACTTCAGAGAGACGGAGAGTCTTCTATTGTCAGTGCAGCTTATTTACCCGAAGTCTTGATGTATGATACAGCAAAGACTCAAAATGGTAGAATGAAGATTCAGTTTAAGGGTGACCAAGAACTGGATTTGACAGAACATACCAAGGTTTGGATAGACGAGGTGTATTACGACCCCGACCCATCCAAATCCAAAATGGCCATACGAATGGCACAAGGAACTGCTCGATTTGCATCGGGTTTCGGTGGTAAGATAAAGAAAAGTAATATTAAAGTGTCGACACCTACAGCACAAATTGCTGTGGTTGGAACAGATTTCACTACAAGTATTGATGAAATCGGAAGGTCACTTGTTATACTTTTGCCTGATGAATTTGGTAATCCTTCGGGTAAGATTATTGTTAGTAATGCTGGTGGAAGTGTGACACTAGAAGAAGCGTATCAGGCAACTATGGTATCTACTTTTGATGATTCACCCACTAAACCAGTGACAGTGAATGGAGTTGATGCAAGTATGATTGACAATATGTTTATTGTGAATCCACCCGAAGAGGTGCAAGAACAAGTTGCAGAAGAATCGTCTAACAACGAAAATGATAGTAGCAACATTCTAGACGTGGACTTTTTAGAGTTCAATGATTTAGAAGAAGATTACTTTGAAGACGATGAGTTGGAATATACAGAACTCGACAGAGACTTATTAGATGTCGATTTCTTACAAGATTTACTAGATGTAGTTTTGGAGATTGACCGAAAGGTTGGTATCGATGCAGAAAGAAAGGGAGACCCTTTTGGAGTTGCAAGAATAGAAGGAACTGCATTTGGGTTTGATAAGGACTCTCAATACAATACAATTGTTGACAAGGGTCTTGGTCAAATTTGGTTCTACAGGGAAGTTCAAGGGGTTATCTCCATTAAACTTCCAATCTATGCACAAGC